AATTGACAACTATCAGGAGTTGCTTCCTGTTTCTCTGGCCCTTCAGGTGGAATCATTCATGCCCCCCGAAGGATCTTTTGATGATGGTTGCCTCAGGCGCTATCTAAAAGTGATCAAGGACTACGAGGAAGAAGACGTTAATTCAAACATGACACTGGCCAACCGCTTGCGTATTGCTTTTAGTGATATGACTCCTGATACAATCTGCAGTAAATTTCCTGCAGCTGAACTGACACTTAAACGACGTTTACGTTGTGTGGCTGAGTATCTGATTCGATCAGGTGAGTTTGATAAACTTCGTGATGACAACGGCAAATTGTTAAAAAAACGTGGCATTCTTGGTAAGCTAGTTGTCATCTACAAACCTCTTCCCAAAATGCAAGAGGTTTTACAAAAGCAAGGACTGATCTTCAATGAATCGCCGTGAGAAACTAATTGCCCAGACCATTGGTCCCGACATGGATGAATCAAAATTGCGCTATTTAGACGCAACTTTGAAGGTCATTCTTGGTGATATGGGCGAACACTATTGCAAAATGTGGGATGCAGAAGGGCCAGGAGTAATGGTCTTTCAGCCTAAAAACAAAGAACGTTCAATGTTCTTTTGGACTCTTAAGGAAATCCACTCTGCACAAGAAGAGTGTGAACGCAACAATAACGGTGATTTAGCAGAAAGCTTTCGCCGTATCCTTAGTGCTGCACAAAAGATTGATCCATTAGAAAAAGCTGGTTACGTCATTAATGATGACGAAGGTATTCGTTATTTAGAAATTGACTACAACAAAACGACCAATCAATAATGGCTATTACAAAAAGTGGTTTCCGTAGAGAAGATCTTGAATTAGTAACCAACGGAGATCTAGTTGCGTCAGCTCATGCATTGATGGGAAATATCGACCTGGATGTCGCTAGCTCTACCTTTGCAAATGACTACGTAAAAGCAGATCATTTTTTCACGCCAACTGATGATGGCTTGAATGACCAGCAATGGCATGGCAAGGTTTATCTATTTCCACCAAGTGGTACGTACTTCTGGGATAAAAGTGCTGAACGCTGGAAGATGACCAGGGCATGCTCACCGACATTGACATCGTCTCATGCGGTATGGTTTCGCCGTCTATTCAAAGCTTGGTACCACAACGAGATAGAGCAAGGTCTGTATTTTTCCAACTGTCCCGACATGTTTCGTTACGAACAACGGCTCTTTGATTTTCCTGTTTGCATTCTTAGGACAGTGCCAACGCTCGTTGCACGTACTAACGAAGGGGTCAAGAAACATAACACCTGTACGTCCTTTTTGGTTTATCTGCAGCCAAAAAATCAAGTGACCGAGGCAACCGAACGTTTCATTGAGATCTATAGCGAAAAAGGGCGCGTTCTTTGCTAGATCCCTTATATTGAGAAAGCTTTGGAAGAGTTATGAGCATTCTTTGCGACTGGGAAATTCGTAAGCTGGCTCAAGAAGAGGAGATGATTTCTCCTTTCCAGGATCGCCTGGTGAGTGAAGAAGACGGCAAACGTATTCTCAGTTACGGGTTAAGCTCCTACGGCTACGACATCCGTCTGTCCGCTGAGCAATGCTTGGTCTTTGGTCGTATTTCAGAAGGGGAATGCGACCCCAAAAACTTCAAAGAGAACATTCTCGTACCAGCAGATTTACTGGAGGATGAAAAGGGTAGTTACTTCCTGCTGCCGCCCTATGGGTATTGTTTGGGAGTCGCACGGGAGCGCCTCAAGCTTCCTCGTGATGTAACCGTCGTTGCTGTTGGAAAGTCGACGTATGCACGCTCCGGAATCTTGGTCAACATCACCCCAGCGGAATCTGGATGGGAAGGTTACCTGACCTTGGAGATCAGTAACTGCACTGGGCTATTCAATCGTATCTACGCCGATGAGGGCGTCACCCAACTGCTGTTCTACCGTGGTAACCCCTGCGAAGTTACCTACCAAGATCGCAAGGGTAAGTACCAGAACCAAGCTCCTGAAGTTGTCTTCAGTAAGGTCTGATTACGAAAACGAATCACGCCAGTTGTACGGCTTGCCTGATCTCGGCTGAGGCTTGTTGGGGTAGTTAACGCTACCCCTTGCACCTGGCACATCGCCCAAGCTTGGAAGGGTTACCCCGCCTCTTGAGGCCGGTTCACGGGGGACACTGTTCCCAATTACAGGATATTGCGTATCTGCTTGCTGTTTATATTTACTGGCTAAACGTGATGCTTTTAAAAAACGTGAAACCCTATTTTGCTGGACCGTATTAGCTGTATCTGCAGCTGCAGCGGTTTCAGCATTGTCTTGACCCAGACGACGCAAATCAACATCATATTGACGCTCTGGCGTAATGTCAGAAACATCTCCCCCGGAGCTACCAGCATCCTGCCTTGGGTCATATTCAAGACGCCCTTTGTAACCAATCGGTGTATCAACCAACTGGTCAGGTCTCTCTCGAAGTGGGTCGTAGAATCTTGCCATGTTAATATTGTAAACGAGGCAATTTAGGCCGAGATATTTCCATGCATAACCTTGCTGATTACCACGACGGTCTTGGGCAGAGCATCATCGACGAGGTGATGTGCCGCTGTTTAAATCAGGCAACATTTGGCACTGATCTCGACAACGAAGAAAATGATGTACCATTGTATGACCAATACAATCGTGGTCTTACATTATGCGAGCAGGGACTAGAAAGGAATCCGTTGACTCTCGAGGGGGGACGGCCTGGAATGACCGGGTATATTCCATCGATGGAAGAAGCACTGGATCAGTACCCAGCTTCTTCTCCACGACCGAAGAGCTTAGTTTTGGAGCTGGGTACAGCACCGGAGGAGGAGCTGATTCTGTCGCAGAAAAGACGTGGTTTGCGCCGATAACTACGGCCAACTCTTCTGATACGATTCAAATCTTTGGTGAACCCATGACCGAGTGCAAGGATGGCGTATGCCCAGTGCCTTGGGCTGTCAAAGAGGAGGCACCTGTGCTCCAAGTGGACCAGGTCAATCACCCTCCCCATTACACCGATGGTGGCGGTATTGAATGCATTGAAGCCATTGAAGCAGCTTTGACCCCGGAAGAATTCCGTGGTTACTGCAAAGGGAACCTCATGAAATACAACTGGCGTGAGCGCATGAAGGGCGGTACCGAGTCGCTGAAAAAAGCGCAGTGGTACCTGGAACGCCTCATCCAGTTTGACGAAGCTCAGAACGGTTGAAGTTCATCGTCATCATCCTCGTCGTCGCTAAAAATACAAGCGGCGGCGAGTTCTGCTAACTCAAGATCGGTGGGCATATCGAATTCAATTTCGATATTTTCATCTGCCATCAAAGACTTAACCGCATACCACTCCATAAGGCGCTGGTGATACAGGTTGAGTAACGCTGCATAGAGCTGGTCCCAGGTCATCTCCTGGGCCTGCAGCTCAGCTTTGCGCATGGAAAATTGAAGCTCTAAAGGAAGTTCAAATCCACGGGGTTCAACTGATCCTTCCATTCCTAGTCGCGTGCTCCAATTAGAAGTATTTTAGGACTAAATGTCACAGATGCCTGCCATGTTAAAAATCTCGTTAAGACCCTCTTCCTCAAAGAAGTCATTCCAAGGATCTTGATCAATCTTAAATTGGTTAGCAAACTCCGAAAGAGTGTAGGGATTGATAGACCTTTCTAGCATGCGGATGGCCTTGACTTGGTGGGGAGCAGCTGAATAGTTCCGAAACGCTGCCAATAAAATCTCAGTTGAGACCCAAGTATTGTTATTGGCTTCACGGAGAAACAGCAGAACCTCTTCCTGTCGCCTATGAAGAAGGGCACCAACTATCTTGTGGTCTTGATCAAAAACCCACTTTGGGATCTCCTGGCTAGCACTAAGCCAATCTTCTCGTTCTAGGCAATCGATAATGTTGCTATAAAGGAAGGAGTTCCAGCCAACGGAATGAATAAAAGAAAGAAGTGCTTGATGCATAGAACCATCAAGACCCAAATTTAATTTCTTTAATTCAGTATCCAGGACTTCTAACTCATGGTACAAATACTCCAGAGCCTTGCGCTTTGTGCAGAGGTGTCCGCGACGCACTGGAGATCCATCTGGATAAAACTGAGTTCCATAACCAATGGTGTAAGGTTCAGTACCAGTGGTTGGATCTGGGTAAGCCTTTTCGTTATACCCTTCGTACTTTCTGATTAGTTCAATTGCTGCCGAAAAATCAGACATGGGGGTAACTATTATTACCCCCAATCATACACAGATTATTTACCTTGGCCGCGTGTTTTCTTTCGTCCGTGGTTAGGCAGCGAATGCAAGCCTTGACCTTGACGAGTTTTTTTGGGCTTGGATTCGATTTTGATGGATGCAGAAGATTTGGGTTTGGCCATGCTGGAAAGGAATCAGCTCATACAGCTTAGCGGGAAACTGAGTTCCTGGCACGCCTGTTGTTACACTGCTCTTGATGAGTAGCCCATCGAACATTACCTGGCTCATAATGCCCAAGATTATCGATGCGGTCTAGGCTCATCCCCTCTGGTCGCGGCCCTAATTCTGCATAAAACTCGTCGAAAGAATCAAATCTAAAATCAACGTTTGTGTAATAACCATAATGACCCGAAGCACACCTCCTCTTTGCTTTGTAATAACTGTTCCATGCTCCTTTTTTAATTGGATCATGGCGAGCGGAAGGATTCTTCACGCTGAGTCTTTTTCCCTTGCGAGCGCAAGATCTGCATTCCCAGGTTTTTCCTCGACGATTAAATTGATCAATTCTTATTTTTGCTTCTTTAGCGCAGGTGGAACACCTTACGTCAACATAGTTCCAACGCTGTGAAGACATTGGGTAAATGCATCAGCCCCTATGATACCACCTAAGATCATCCACTTTACTCGGTGGGACCAGTACCGTGCTGACATCTTGTCAGGATTGGGATCCTGGGCGTCATGCCGAGCATAGTAGGAGCGCTTCCGTGCCTTGTCCGCTTCTGTTTTAGGGTGTTTACCAGCGCCTTCTACACCTTGCTGGCCAAAACGAATAAGCTTTTCCTCTCCGTCTTTACACGCTTTAACAACATGGGACTTAGTGGGGTGACCAGGCGTGCGCTGCGGAGAGTTGCATTTCATCTTGTCCTTCTGATATCGCTTGGCAGCTGCAACGGCTTTCCTTGGTTTGTCCGACATAATTAATGTGCACTAATGACTGATCTGTTTCTTCTTCCCAATGCAATACCTGGAAAGGATTCTGATCAATCCATCTTTCAATTCTATTTAACCTAGCTTTAGAAAAGAAGTCCTGATTTAAATACCACTCGTGTAACTTATAGGATGCCTTAGAGGCATTGCAACGTCTGCAAGCAGGAACCAAGTTCTTGCGTGTTGTCTCACCTGATTTGTGACGTGGGATTACATGGTCCAAACTTGTTGCATCTTCACCGCAATAAGCACATTTGTGGCTCCAGGATTTGTAGATTTCGTCTCTAAACCGTTTTTTTGCTAACTTTGGCGTGACTTCAACGAGTAAAGCAATGGGCTCATGCTCGCTGTAATACATGCTCTTTAGTTGCCGTTAACTTATTCTAATTTCCTTAAGCTTCGCAAAAGTTTACGTTAGCCTTAAAAAAGGATAAAGGCCATTGACAGCGCCTCTTAGCACGGTACCGTATAGGAGTTGTTCACCCTGACACCAAGTCATGGCTCAAACCACAGGCTGGGTCTCCGTTGCCCGCGCCGAAGAGCTGCTCGGAATGGACCGAAAGGATCTATTCCGCATGCGTGATAACGGTACCCTTAAGCTGGGTCCGCACTATGCAGCCTTTCCAGAGACCCGCTCCCGTGACAGCTACCGTTGGAATGTGAACGCCGTCAGGAAGCAACTACGTAAGCTAGAGCAGACTGCTGTTGCTGCTTAACTGACTAAATGAGAGGACGGGGAGACGGTCTTGCATTTCGCAAGGCCGTTTTTTTGTAAGCCAAACAAAACTCGCTAAGGCTTATAAGGTTTACCATCTTTATCAAACATGGTAAAACCACTCATTACAATAAAGTCAGCTGGTACGTTGAATAGTTTTTGCATCATTGGCATCATCATTGGGCTTTGACAGTTATAGGGAGGAACATCCATATCCGCAAGTGAACGTGTTGTCATTAAAAAGGAAGCAGCTTCTTTCTGTTCGTTTTCTGTATTTTCAACTAATCGTTGTTCCCACGTAACCATACTTCCTCGTTCCACTGGGAAATCAGATGGCTCTGGAGGAAATGTATTGTCTTTAAATTTAAGTGCATAGATGTGTTTGCAGTAACGCATTTCATCTAGCAAAGGCGTCCAGTTGTCCGTAATTGATGTGATAACACTTTGTTTAGAAGTGTAGTCTTCATAAAGGGGCATGCCCTCTGCTTTTGAGCCAGGGAGGGAAGGATCTGATGTACTCCTTAAATAAGTAGCGCCAAATTCCCTGTACACACCAGGGTTGTCCCGTGTTGAGCGGTTGTCAATAGTGGTTGTCGTTGACAAAGAAAAAGGAACTGCATAACCAGATGGCGCATACACGTCCATCTCCCGGTTAACCGTGGCACTGTTCATTGCATTGTTATCGACAACGCCGCTGAGTGTTGTGACTTCATAACGGCCCGGCTTAACAGAGGCAACACTAGTGCGTGGAAAAAATCTTCTGTCGTTTGCAGCTGGATTAGTTAAGAATGAATAGTCTCTATGTGTGAAGTCTTGGCAAGAACAGCAGAATCTTGCGCCTGTGATTAAGTATCGACCAACGGTAAACTTTGCTGGAGATGGGGTAATGTATTCCTGGTCCGGAGTTACTTGCACGGAACCAGCTTTTTTAAATGTAAGAATACCCGTGTTCTGATTAACAGCTGTTAATACGGCTTGAACATAGCCATATCGCTTTTGAGTTGTTGGATCAATCGTGTCCCTATCAATGATTGGTCCATTAACCGTGATGACACGATCTTCTAAAACCTCTGTAATTAACGGTTTAAGACCACCTGGTACACCTGGAACCGCCACATAAAAAGGTGGAGGAAGTGGGTTGGAAGGGCTCCAGGAACCTGCAAGCTTGATGTACCAATTCGTTGCGTCCTCTGTAATCGATTCAATGTAAAGATTGTTGTTAGTAACAGGGTCTTTTAACTTATCACTACGCATTGAACCGGCATAGCGCCAACCCGCCCAGTGCATTCCCAACTCTTTGTTTGTTGTAGGAAAGCCTACGAATGCTCCGGAAATTGTTGGGTTTGGGTTGACTACTGAGCTTGGAGTACCAGAAGGAACGGGAATTTGATATTGAAATTGATAAGTAAAATCGTTGTCATAGAAAGTTGCTGTGGCTAATTCATAACCACGACGCCATCTAGACCAGGCAGATTCCCTGTTGATTGTCGACAAAGAGTTTGGGACCGAACCCTTTGAAAACTCAGCTGTAATTGGTTTTAGACGAAAAAGATCTTTCTTTTCCGCTTTGGTAAACGAATCGAAAGATCCAAAGTTATTTGATTGTTGCCGTGCCATGCATCAGAAGAAGCCACCTTGCGCATAAATATGAGCGCCAGGGTTGTAACCAGAAATGTTGGGACCTTCCGCAAAAACACCCACATAAATACGGTCGCCGCGCTCCAGGTAGATACCTTTGTTGCGTAGTGGTGCGCTGGGGCCAAGGCCGTTGGTGTTGCCTGCGCTAGGCATGGGAACAGCCAGCTGAGGCATCACGTCCGAGCAATCAACTACACCGCTATTGGCAGGGACTGTCTTTGCGAACAGGACGCGGTAGTCACCACTTGCGGGGATAGGAGTGGTCGTATTACGTGTCTGATAGAAAACAAAAGTTACGGCAGGCTGCAAACCATAGCCAACATTCTGGTAGCTAAAACCACTTACAGTAGCGCCGGAATAGTTAATGGCTGTGTTGACGCCCGTCAATGTGCCAGAGCCGGTATAGGTGTAATAACCAACACCGCTAGCAGTGCCATTTGTAAGGACTGCAGAAGACTGCACATAAATAATTTGACCACTTGTTAATGCAACTACGGTTCCAGAGGTGGAAGCATTAACCGTGTAATCTGGATCCCGATAGCGATCATTGCGAGCAATCGTAATGGAATCAACTACGCCGCCATTATTATTGTCTTCACTAAAGTTGGCATCCATGTCAACTAAGATAGACGGCGCTTGTCCACCTTGAACAAACACCGTATTACTTGCTTGACTGCCGACTGTCTGCGTAGTAACACGCACCGTATCGAACAACGGGCGATCAATAAACAGCGGTTGTTTATTTGAGGAAGTCGATGACATGTGCGTGCTCGCTTAAACAGCCTTTATGGAAACTTGAATCCTATTCCCTATTGTAACTGAAATTGCGTTAACGAATCAAGAAAAGGACTCCTAGGCGTGAATAAAGAGGCAGTGCCGATGTCTGCTTCTAATTCAGTTGCGGGCTTTTTCAAGACCGTTTTTAGCAGTTGTTCGCTAAGGGTTGGACTTTGGTCTTGATTACCGAGAAGTAAATTCTTAATCAGAAAACCTTTTAAGAACTCCTTGGGATCAAAAGCACTGCCAGTAGTTTCCTGTTGAACAAAGGCTGGTTTTGGTTTTGGTTTTGGTGCAGATAAATCTAAACCACCAAGAATGGTTTTGACATAGTTCTGTGTTTCACGAAATGGAGGAATGCCGCCATATCGTTCAACATTACCGGGACCTGCATTGTAAGCGGCCAAAGCTTTGTCGTAAGTACCAAATCGTTTGAGCTGTTGACCTAGGTAACGAGCACCACCGGTCAAACTTTGAACAGGATCATAAGGATTTGATACACCAAGGCCTTGTGCGGTAGCAGGCATAAGCTGAACGAGACCCTCGGCACCAGCGCTGCTCCTGGCTCGTGTATTCCAGCCGGATTCTTTGCCAACAAGCCGCAAGAAAATGTCTTCATTTACACCAAAGTCACGGGCTTTCTGCCGTGCAATTTCTTTAAGTTGTTCAGTGGTGTAAGCCATAGGTTTTTTATTAACCTCCTACCCAGTTTGAACTTGCCCTAAGTGCGGGAACAAATACTGTTTGAAGCGTCAGTACTGTTGCAAGGTGAGTGAGGGTTCGTTTAACAAACTTGGGGCAGATAATCATGGGTTTAAAGCAACAACACTGGCCCCCGTGAATCAAAAGATTCGTGTCCAGTTGGCTGGGCTTACATGCTAAGCAATGCCAGGATCTCTATTTTGCTTTGGCGTTTGCGCGGTTCAAAAGCTCTTGGAATAAAGCAGTGCTTTGTTGACGGCGCTGTTCTGCAGGGGTAACAAAAGATAACCCAACTTGATCAGGAGAGCCAACGGCATTCATTGGTGTAATATACTCACCTTGAGCACCACCAACGTCTTTAAGCATTGCTGCTTCTACGGGGGACATAGGAGCAAAGCCAATGTTTACTGCACTGCGCATAGCAACATTAGGATCAAAGCTCATTGCCGCAAGAATTTCTTGATCGGTCAAAGCTTGGTTCGGACGGTATTGACCTTGAATGTTCTGGGTTGTTGAAAGAACAGTATTTGGATCAAAACTCATAACGCCCAACACCTGTTCATTGCTCAAGGCGGAGGGAGCAGAAGCCCCAACTACGCCTTGAATAGCTTCGTACCCAGTAGAGCCGGGTTTAACTTTTGCAGCCAGCCCAGGATTTTTTGCTGCCCAAATACGCATGCCTTCGTCACGAACAGCATTCATTTCCTCTTGACTTTTAGCTACCGCTCGTGCCTTTTCGTAGCGCTGAAGCTCAGGGTTTTGTGCAGTAAGCTGTGCAACTCGTAATGCCTCTTGCTGATAAGCACGCTCGGCGGCAGGAGGCGAGCCGGCTTGTGGGGCACCAAGAGACGTTGAATAACCAGCATTTCCACCGGCACCGCCCCCTCCACCGGCTCTGGCTGCATCTGCTAAGCGTAGTTCGGCTCGACGATAAGATTCGCCGTTGGCACTTGGTGGAATTTTACCAACCGCAGCAGACGCAGCAGCATCGTAATAACCTGCCTTA